GCGTGGAAAGTCACGACAGGCGCAGGTGTATCGGTTATCGGCGTGGGCATCTTCTCGGCATGATGAATAAGCCGGGGCTATACGCCAATATCTTAGCCAAGCAGGAGCGGATCAAACACGGTTCGGGCGAACGTATGCGTAAGCCCGGCGAACCGGGCGCACCGACCGCAAAAGCGTTCCGTGAATCAGCTAAGACAGTTAAACCGGAAAACAAGAAATGACAGCAGCATGGACACGCAGTGAAGGCAAGAACCCAAGCGGCGGTTTAAACGCCGAAGGGCGCGCGTCCTATCACCGCGAAACTGGTGGCACATTGAAACCGCCAGTGAAGTCGGGTGACAACCCACGCCGTGCGTCGTTCTTGGCTCGGATGGGCAACATGTCGGGGCCGATGGAAAAGAACGGTGAACCCACTCGCCTTGCACTTGCACTGCGTGCTTGGGGCGCGTCAAGCAAAGAAGATGCGCGAGCAAAAGCTAAAGCTATTTCTGCAAGGAATAAATGATGGAACAACAAAGCACAGGCGTGCAAAAGTGGATGAACGTCATCGCTCAGTACGACGGTGAGTTCAAGAAATGGGAAGCGCGTACACAAAAAATCATCAAGCGTTACCGCGATGATAATCGTTCCCAAAACACTAACGAAACGGCAAAGTTCAACATCCTGTGGTCAAACGTGCAGACGTTGATCCCCGCCGTTTACGCACGCCTACCAAAAGCCGATGTGTCGCGTCGCTTCGGTGACAATGACCCAATCGGTCGCGTGGCCTCGCAGCTAGTTGAGCGCGCGCTGGACTTTGAGATTGAGCATTACCCCGATTTCCGCGCCACGATGCGTCAATGCGTCGAAGATCGGTTTCTTGGTGGTCGCGGCGTGGCATGGGCGAGGTATGAGCCGCACGTTCGCGCGGTGGGCATTCCCGAAGATGGGTTAGAGATTACCGAAGATGTGGACACCGAGCCGCACGCTGAATCAGAAGATGGCAGCGCAGGTATGCCGCAAATGGCAGAGGAAATCGAATACGAATGCGCGCCGGTTGATTATGTGCATTGGAAGGATTTCGGTCATTCCATCGCACGCACATGGGAAGAAGTGACGTGCGTGTGGCGTTGGGTTTATATGACGAAGGACGCGCTGATCGAGCGATTCGGCGAAGAAAAAGCTAAAACTATCCCGCTTGATTCCGCGCCCGACACGCTCAAGCAATACGGTCAATCGACAAAAGAACACACGCGCGCAATGATTTGCGAACTGTGGGATAAAGAATCGGGCAAGGTGTATTGGTTAAGCAAGAACGCTCCGCAATACATTGACGTGCGCGATGATCCGTTGGGGCTTGAGGGCTTTTTCCCATGCGCTAAACCGCTGTATGCCACGATGACAAGCGACACGCTAGTGCCTGTGCCCGATTTTGTGCTGTATCAAGATCAGGCGGTCGAACTTGACATCCTGTCTGACCGCATTGATGGTTTGGTCAAGGCATTGCGCGTGCGCGGCGTTTACGATGCTAGTCAGCCAGCATTGCAGCGATTGTTGACCGAAGGCGAAAACAATGCGCTTATTCCTGTGGATAACTGGATGGCGTTTGGTGAAAAGGGCGGGCTAAAGGGCGCGATTGATTTGCTGCCAATTGACATGCTGGCTTCCACGCTCAATCAGTGCTACCAAGCGCGCGCAGATATCAAAAACCAAATCTACGAAATCACAGGACTATCGGACATCTTGCGCGGTGCGTCATTTGCCTCTGAAACCGCAACCGCACAGCAAATCAAAGGGCAGTTTGCGTCGCTGCGTCTAAAGGCCATGCAAGAGGATGTGGCGCTATTTGCGACCGAATTGCTACGTCTCAAGGCGCAAATCATTTGCACCAAGTTTCAGCCGCAAACGATTCTGTCTTACGCAGCTGCGGCGCAGATGGTGCCGCAAGATCAGCAAATGATCCCGCAGGCGCTTGAGCTAATCAAAGACCGTCCGTTGCGTAACTTCCGAATTGACGTTGCTGCCGATAGTTTGGTGCAGTTGGATGAAGCGCAAATGAAGCAGGATCGCGTTGAGTTCATCACCGCGTTTGGCGGGTTCTTGCGTGAAGCGCTGCCAGTGGCACAAGCATCGCCCGAAATTACGCCGATGCTGATTGAAGTGATGAAGTTTGGCGTAACCGCGTTCAAGCAATCCAAACCGATTGAAGGCGCGTTAGACGCGGCGCTCGATCAGTTGAAGGAAAAGCAACAGCAAGCCGCGATGAACCCGCAACCCAAACCCGATCCGGAAATGATGAAGCTACAGGCGCAGCAGCAATCCGATCAGATGCGCGTGCAGGCAGATGTGCAAGCAGCACAGGCAAAAGCGCAAATGGAAGCGCAACTGGCACAAGCAAAGATGCAGGCCGATGCTGCGATGAAGCAAATGGAATTGGACGCAGAGGCGCGGTTAGAAGCGCAAAAGCAACAGTTCGAAGCGCAGATGGCAGCGGAAAAACTTGCACGCGAAGAAGAATTCCAGCGTTGGAAAACGGAACTCGAAGCCGCGACAAAGGTCACGGTGGCGCGGATTTCGTCGAATCCGGGCGTGGATATACCGCTTGTCGAGGCCGCTACCGCAAGCGCCGAGCGCATGACACAGGAGCTTGGTGCGGGCGTGCAGAGTGCGCTAGAAGGCGTGGAAATGCTTCATAGAGGCATGGCTGATACCGCGCAGAAAATGGAAACGATGATGCAGGTGATGTCAGCGCCGAAACGGATTATTCGTGGGCCTGATGGCAAAGCAATCGGTGTTGAAATACAGACCCAATAATGAATGGTGGATGGGATACAGGCACTTGGGATTCGGCAACGTGGGATTACGTTCCCACGCTTATCGATCTTGACACGCACGATGGTGACAAGCTACGCGACCGCTTTAAGCGGGAAGCCGAAAACCGCGAAGCGAAGCGCCGCGAGCTTATTGCCGTTTACGAACGCATTGTCGAAGGCAAAGAAGATGTGCCCGAAATCGTCGAGCCGTTGCGCGAACACGGCATCACTAGCAAAGCCGAAATCCTTACAGGCACCACGTTTGACTATGACGCAATCATCTCGCAACTGCACGCAGCACAGCAGGTATGGGATAAACACATTGAAGCCGATGACGAGGACGTACTTTTACTGCTATGACTAGACGATCTTGGGTTTATATCAACGGTGAGGCGATTGAGAAAGGCGAATACGATGCCGAGCCAGCCGCGCACTATGTAATGAACGACATTCAACCGTACCAATCCATGATTGACGGTTCGATGATTACAAGCCGCAGCCGTCACCGCGAGCATTTGCAGGCACATGGCTGTATTGAAGTTGGCAACGAAAAGATGCAAAACAGTGCGCCCGCGCCTGTTGAGAGTCAACGGCGCGACATTTTGCGCCAGCAGGTAGGCAACATGACGCACAAAGAGGCAAACAGAATTCTGAGCAAATTGCGCGATGATGCGCGTTTTACCCGCCGTTAAACCCCCACAGGGAGCAACAAATGTCTGAGATCACACAAGCCGATTCTGAAACACGCCGCGACCTTTTGACCGAGCAGTTTGAGTTAATTGAAAACGAAGCATCCGCAGAACCCGCGCCTGCGCCTGCAAAGGCAGAGGCGGTAGAAGAAGCGCCCGCAGCCGAGACAAAGCCCAGTGCGCGCGTGCGCGACGAATCAGGCAAGTTTGTATCAAAGAACGCGCAGCCCGCCGAAGAACCTGCGGTTGAGGAAGTGGAAGAACCGCCAGTGTGGAAGCGTCCACCTGCGTCGTGGAAAAAGGACTATCACGAAGCATGGTCAAGCGCCGATCCGCGCCTGCAAGAATACGCATGGCAGCGCGAAGAACAAATGAAGGCTGGCGTTCAGCCATTGCTAGAAAAGGCTAAATTTGCCGATCAGATTCAAGAAGTCGTGCAGCCATATATGCAGACGATTCAAGGCTTGGGTATTGACGCGCCGCAGGCGGTCAAGGCGTTAATGGAAGCCGACCATGCGTTGCGCTACAGCGACCCCAACCAAAAACGCGCGTTGTTCGCTCGACTTGCACAGCAATATGGCGTAGATTTGTCGGGCGTAACAGAAATTCAGCAGCAACAAATGCCTGCCGATCCCAATGTTTCGGCGCTTCAGCACGAATTGAACAGAATTCGTGGCGAGGTGATGAGTTGGCGGGAACAGCAGGAGCAAGAAAAGAATGCTCAACTTTTGACGGAAATTAACCATTTTTCACA